CACCAGTTCAATCTACGGATTTTGCACCAACCCAACACCACTTGTTGTGCAGGGCAACATGCCCAGCAATGCAAACAAGTCTGCGGTTGAAGCCGAGTGCGCTATTGCTAGCGTATCTCGGAGTAGGGGGCAATCCCCAAAGACTTCCAATGATGAAGCACCAAATGTTTGGCACAAGAGTGATTTTGCGCTTACAACATTTGATGTTTCACCTGTGACACGGTCATGGAAGAGATTCAGCGATGATGACGTGCAGACGCGCGTCGCCAAAAGCTGCTACCATTTCAGGTCTTACCGCACCGAGGATGGTGTACAAATTGAGCGTGTGATCAGGGCTATTGCAGTCACTGGTCATGTCTATTTGTGCAACAACCACGGTTTGCCGGAAGCTGAGACATTTGAAATGAAGATTGTTCATGGTAACAATGATTCAGGTGTGAACTCCAATTTGCGTATACTTGTCACCCAAAGTGACATTTTTCGCCTACCGGAGCGCGATGTTGCGTTCATTCGCATTCGCAATTTACCACCTGCAAAGGACATCACACAATTGTTCATGGAGGATTCTCTTAGGGGAACTCTTCAGGGAGCATATGTGGGCCGAAACGAAGATGGCTCAGTCTACCACAAGGTAGTTGAAGCACTTCGCAGGCAGGATGGGTACAGTTGCAAAGAACTGGCTACCCAAGCAGGCGCATTTTTCGGTAAAGTGCGTCAACCCACGCAGATAGGGGATTGTGGATCAGTACTACTTGCTAGTACTGGTTACGGTCCTGTTCTGCTGGGCTTGCATTTCCTAGGAAAAGGAGATGCTGTTGGTGTCACGATCGTTGATCAAAGCACCATCAAAAAAGGACTGGCGCACTTCAATGAGCCCCAAGTTCAAAGCTGTGAACCAAAGATCAGTGCACCAAGTGCGTCTCGAGAGTTAGGAGAACTATCGGAACGTGCAACAGTGCGCTGGTTAGAGGAAGGAACAGCAAATGTTTACGGATCCTTCAAGGGATTCAGAGCTTCACCCAGCTCAAGCGTCACACACACCATCATGTGTGATTCGATGCTCAAAAGAGGATACACTGTGAAGCATTCAGCTCCAGTGATGAGGGGTTGGCAACCTTGGAACATAGCGCTCCAAGACATGGTCAAACCCGTCACAATGATCAACACCGCCGTGCTAGCGAGTTGTGTGACATCTTTTACGACCTCGATTTTGAAGGCTCTCCCTCGTGGTGAGCTGGAAGAGATCATGGTCTATGACGATGTCACAACACTCAATGGTGCCCCCGGTGTAGCTTATGTTGATTCTGTCAACAGAGGCACAAGCGCAGGAGCCCCCTGGAAGAAGTCAAAGAAACATTTTTTGACAGCCACGGGGCCCATGCATGGATTACAGGATCCTGTTGTCGCTTCTCCCGAGATCATGACCCGTGTTGATGAAATCATCACCGGTTATGAAAACGGACAGCGGTACAGTCCTGTGTTCTGTGCTCATCTGAAAGATGAAGCTACTAAGTACGCTAAGATCAAATCAGGGAAAACTCGTGTTTTCACGGGTGCACCCTTTGATTGGTCTTTTGTTGTGCGAAAGTACCTCCTTTCAGTCATACGTTTGGTGCAGAAGAACAGGTTCGTCTTCGAATCTGGGCCTGGAACCAATTGTCACTCCACTCAGTGGGGTGAGATTCGTGACTACTTGACACAACACGGTGAGAATCGTATGGTGGCAGGTGATTACGCGTCATTTGACAAAAGCATGCCTCCGACAATCATCTTGGCAGCATTTGATGTTATCCGTAGTCTCTGTGAGGAGGCTGGTTACACAGCAGATGAGCTGAAGGTGGTTCAAGGCATAGCTGAA